GACACGTTAAACTTATAGATCCTAGTGGTAGTGTGGTGGTTGACAGAGAGGTTGATTATAATAATGGTTTTGGTAGTGAGGTTCTAGGTCTTAGACAACTAAGTGCAGGCACTTATACTCTAGAGACTAGGGTTAGGAATTATTTCTTGGGTAAATACTCTGTTGAATTAAATAGGTATCAGACTATCAAGGCAGCAGTGGGTGGTACCTTTAGATTTGTATCGATGGGTGGTATTACTGGTGGTCTCTTTGGTAATTGTATTAAGTTTACTATCAGGGTCTTAAAGAATAACGTAGAGGTCTTTACCAAGCAATTTGAAGCCCAGTATTGGCCTACTATAGCAGCAGACTTATGGGATGGAGATATCACACTGTCACCTGGAAATGCTTTAGCTGATCCACCTGTTGAACCTGATAAATTAACATTTGAGTTGGTGAGTATTGATACTGGTCCTGTTACTGGTGACATATCATTAGAAGTTGCTCTGTTTAATACTGAAACTACTAAGTTTGATAGTGTCTTTAAACTGATGCTAGGCACACTGTCACATGATGGTGTTGTAGCAGAGGGAATGGGTAACCCAACTAATAACCCTGAGAAGGCTGAGGGTGGTGAGGTAGAAGGATACGCAATATCATTTAACCCTACCAACAGACAGGAGTTTGAATGGGAACCAGGAGGTAAGAAGGATGATACTATACCTAACCCACCTGCATGGCAAGATACTAACTACTCTTTCGGCACTAGAGTATTAGGTGGTGCTAATATATACGAGTCAACTTCTGAGATAATATCAGATGGGACTGCTACTGTCCCTACACATACTTCAGGTACCACTGACAACTGGAAGTTTATTCGTGTTGCTCCTTATCCTACTTGGGTTGAGAGTAACGTGCCTGATCCTGGTGACTTCTACACATATACATGGGCAGGTAATGCACCAGTGTGGATGCATGGATCACTTCAGGATCAACCTGAAATACCAGGCAGATCTAGGACAAGAAACAATCCTTTGATGCCTCATATTCCTGGAGGATATGCTGATACAGGTTACTTGTATGATACTGATGCTAACTATTTCTCTGCTACTATTCTACAGTCTTACAACTATAGAAATCTTTCTGGATGTTACAACCACCTACTAGAGTCATTCCTCTTTACTAGACTTGAAACTCTGACAGGTGGTACCAATATGACAGCAGCACAGAAAGAGGTACTTGCTGAGTCAGTCCCAACAACATTTGCACGTAATTCAAAACCGTGGTATGTTGCAGGTGGAGACAACGTAAACAACAAATGGTATGTTAACCCAGCATGTATAGCATGGCGTATCACTGAAGGTGCTACACAAATTGCTACTTCAGTTACTAACAAGGGTGACTGGGTAAAGATAGATGAGCCAAATAATCCTGGTAATGGTTGGACACAACACATGATCGACTATGGTATCTACCCTGTCAAACCTTTAGATACAGAGATAGATCCTTACATAGGAGAGTGGCAGACACATACTACTACTGTTACCTTCCCTAACCCTGTCTCTACTACGTACTCTATGAGAATAGAGTCTGATAACTGGGGTTGGTTAAAGATAACAGATCCTAATAGCGTAGTCATATATGATGCTGAGATTACCTATACTGATGGTGCTGGTGGTCAGACTATACCCTTGACACTAGCCGCAGGTGACTATATTATAGAGACACGTGCTAAGAATAAGAATGTCCAAGGTGGTATCTATCAGGACACTGTTAATGCTATCTGGAATGGAAGTCAACAGTCTCCACAGAGAGATACATACTTCTCACCTCTTACCTTTGTCCACGATTATACTCTTGACAACTATCATGGTACTGGTGGATCAAACTATGCAAATGCATGTAAGATCCGTGTAGGTATTACATTCTACCCAGTTATCTACGATCAGAATACTGGATCTAAACAGGTCCACTACTGGCAAGCGATGATTAGTTCTATGAGTGTTGTTAATAAAGGTAATGGATATGCAAAAGGAGCAGAGTTTGTGTTAACATGGCCTCCTATGCGAGAGAGATCCACAGAGGATCCAGCACAGACACCTTACTATCCTGACCAAGAAGAAGGATTCTCTATGCCAGCAGGTAAACAACTTGCTTGGTGGGAGAATGAAGACCTAGTTAGAAGGAGTCTTAAGGAAGCCTTCTATCAAGAGTCACACAACAAAGACTCTATAGTATGGTATAGTAGTACCGACAAAGCAAAATTCAGAGTTAGATTTAAAGTAACTCTTACATCAGTAACAGACCCACCTTAAAATTATGGCACAAGGATTCGATGGTTTCACACCAGGTGAGATCGCAGCAGAGAGATCACTAGAGAAATCTTCAAGAGAGTTAAGGACTCTTAAGAGAGTCATTGAAAAGTACAAGGATGATCCAAAGGGCAAGAAGAAGATGCTCAAGAAGATGCAGAAGTATTGGAGGAGTCCTATCGCTGAGATCAAAGGTCTTGACTACAAACCGAAGGGTGCTAGTTGGACACCCCCTGAAGATTTGGAGGCAAATTTGAAGCAAATGGCCGAATATATTGACCCAAGAGAGGAAGTAAGTGAGGATTCCAACATAAATAACAATGCCTTAACAGTAGAGCAGGAAGAAGAACTTCGTGCTAAACTTATTAAAACAGACAAAGCCGATGATTAACTTGGAGGAGAAATTCGGGTCTTATATTGGAAGTAACAAGACCTTTAGAATAGATGGAGTAAATGAACCAGTAACAGGGTATGGATACCATTGTGATGGGTCAGACATAAAAGGTTACTGGGTTAACACTCGTAACTATAAATTATTTTATAACTTGAATGAACAATTCATTAGAATGGTACCGTTGAATGACCTGGACAATACAACCACTGTTTCCAAAACCTCTAGCGTCATCCAAGATTAACGAGGAAGTCTGTGACATCCTATGTGATGATGTACAGGACTATGAATTTACTTTAGACATAGAAGAGACAGGTACTGAGGGTGGTATCACCACTAACAAACATGTATTGCATAATAAACCTGCCTTACTAGACTATTTTACTCGTAAGGTAAGGGAATGTATATGTAGGTTGGGATACCATTGTGACATACAGATCACTACCTCATGGTATACTGTCACATTTCCAGGTGGATATTCTGCCGAGCATGCTCACTGCAACTCATGGTATAGTGCTGTAGTATACTTTGCTGACTATGATGATGACTCATCCCAGATACAGTTTGTAAACCCTCCTAGTGGTGTCTACGTGCATCCAGCAGACTATAATGATTATAACTGTAGTGATGCTAAGGTGTTGCCTGAGAGAGGTAACATCATACTCTTCCCTAGTGATGTAAGGCATAAGATATTGGTGAATCATTCCAAAGAGGATAGATTCTCAATGGCATTTAACATACTACCCAAGGGATACATTGATGCTGGTGACTCCTCCTACTTGTACCAGTAAGTGAACTGTCACAAGGGGGGTTGACGGATAACCCTAATCTCTGATAGTATAAATACTTCTTAACAAAGGACTCGAAACTATCGTACCCCTGTGTTGGAATAAAAAGACTCCCATGTCGGGGTAGTCTATCATCCGCAGGGTTTTTTAGTGCCCATGCGAGACAATTAAACACAAACATGTCAATCAAATCAACAATCGCTGCTGTTGCAGCATCTCCATTCCTTCTCGCTGGTGCAGCTTTTGCTGGTCCATACGTGAATGTCGAATCTAACCTTAGCTATCCTGATGGATCATACTCTGGTGCTTCTACAGACGTTCACATTGGTTACGAAGGTGATAACGGTGGAAAACTAGCATACTACGTACAAGGTGGTCCTGCAATCAATCACAGCGAAGCTGCTGATGATACAGATGTAGACTTCTCTGGTAAAGTAGGTGCTTCTTACGCAGTTGCTGAAGCTACATCCGTATACGGTGAGCTATCAGGTGCTACTGACGAAGATGCTGCTGGCGAATCTCTAGTTAACTGGGGAGCAAAGGCAGGCGTTAAGTTTACTTTCTAAATCAGTAACTTAATAAGCAACTATATAAAGGGTCTCAAGTAGAGACCCTTTTTTCTTTCCACTATTAATACTATGGCCGAGATACCTACAATACAACCAGGCAATACAGCAATCTATACAAGACCAGGTTGCGGATTTTGCACAAAGATTAAGGAAGTTTACAAAAGTAAGGGTTGGACCTTTGCAGAATACGTTTTGAATGTTAACTTTACTAGAGAGCAATTCAAACAAGAGTTTGGTCACACCGCTACCTTCCCCCAAGTTATCATACAGGGACAGAAGATGGGTGGTTGCTCTGAAACTATTAAATACTTAAGAGAAGGAAAATTTGTATGATGAGTGATGCTAACTCAGAGGAACTCTATACTATTATTGACAGAGCAATCGACGAAGCGATGTTCAATGGTAGATTCCTATTGAATATGAAATCGTATCTCACTGGCAACAAGTGGACACGTAAACAAACTGCTGAATTAATAGAGTCATCTTCAATGGGTGAGCTAGAGCAAGTCAAGGATGAATTGACACAGTATATTGCAAGGGACAAATACATGACCGAGGCTTATAGTAATCTACCTAAGCCACAAGCACGTAAGATTAGAAAATACTTTGAGGCCCTTATAAATGATGCTAAAGAATATTATGATACACGTAGACCAGGCAGACCTAGAAAGTCTACTAAATAAAAACAAATAGTAAGGGAGAAATTCTTATGTCTGATGTTGCATTTTATTACATCGCATTCTTCCTAACTATAGGTAGTTTTTTATTAGGTTTTGTGGTATCATGGAACCTAAAAGATATCTTTGATGAGTGGAAGGCAAGAGCAGACTACGCAGAAGTTGTTATGCATCCTGAGATGATGACAGCAGACGGTGGACAAGTTGACCCAACTGAGTTAATATACTTGCGTATCACTGACGAAGATGCTACACTAGACGATGAAGATGAGTAAGTTATGAGATTAATGATTTCTGAAGTGCTTCAGAAGGCTCACAATGCCAAGACGAAAGCACAAAAGATCAAGATCCTACAGGATAATAATACTCCTGGTTTAAGATCGATCTTTATTATAAACTTTGATGAGAGTTTACAAGCACGTGTACCTCTAGGTGAGGACGTACCTTATCGTAAGAACGATGCACCTAAAGGCACAGAGCATACACTACTAGAGAAGGAGTCTAAGAAACTCTATCGTTTCTTTAGAGGTGGTGACGATGCCTTGAAACCTCTGAAGATAGAGAGTATGTTTATACAACTACTTGAAGGTCTTCATGAGAGTGAAGCAGAGGTATTGATAAAAGCAATTAACAAGACACTGCATAAGAGATACCGTATCACTAAGGCAGCAGTCCAAGAAGCATTCCCATCTATAGAATGGGGTGGCAGAGGTAGATGAAGCTAACCGAAGAGCAGATTGTTGACATCAACAACGCTGGTAGAGGGTGTACTATTATTAAGACTGGTTGCACACCTGATGCAGCAGACGATAAGACGTTGCCAACCAATGCATATCTGCTAGAGTTAAAGAAGGATAACGATACTTGGTTTGACATAGTGATGGGTGAATCTGTTGGTATCTTCGACACATACTATGATTTGTTTGGTAATGTGATGCAGAAGATGTCATACACTAAGGGCACTAGACAACCAGCAACGTTTAATAATCCTTTAGATCCTATTAAACCTAAGAGAAAAAAGAAATGACAGATAGTATACACAAGGCAACGTTGCTCAAACTATTAAAGGAGAGAGCATACAAGAAGGGATCTTATATACTATCATCTGGTAAACGCTCAGAGCATTATGTTAACTGCAAACCTGTAACACTATCGTGTGAAGGTAGTGCACTCATAGCATCATTGATCTATAAGAAGTTAGCTCCCGATACAAAAGCAGTTGGTGGGTTGACACTTGGTGGTGATCCATTGGTCTGTGGTGTTGCACAGAGAGCATACTATAAGGGTGGACACATCGATGCTCTTATTATTAGGAAGAATCCTAAAGACTATGGTACTAAGGAAGTCATTGAAGGTTTTAAACCTGATAAGGGTTCTGTTGTCACAGTCTTAGAGGATGTCACTACTACAGGTGGCAGTGCTATGAAGGCAGTTAATGTCTTACGTGGTTACGGTTACACTGTTAATAGGGTGGTTGCTATCGTTGATAGGATGGAAGACCATAATATATGGGAGCACAATAAGATTGAATTTATATCACTGTTTAAACTAGATGATATTACTGGATAACTTTTACGAGGGGTTTGATGAGTTGCAATCCTTTATGATGTCACCAGATTTTATCTGGCACTTTAATGATGGGATTAATACTATACCTGATGAAAGATATCAATTCATTCATGTATTCTATAAGGAGTTTGAAAGAAACTATTTTGACTGGGTTGCACCTCTCTGTATGAAGATAGGATACAAGAGTCTAGTCAAGGATGGAGTAGGAGTGAAAGCAAATCTAAATGTAAGGACACAAGAGCCTGAGTTGTATGGGTATCATAATGACTGCCCTGATAAGACGACGGCTATTTTTTATGTCAACACTAACAACGGCTATACAAAATTTGAAACAGGTGATATAGTAGAGAGTGTAGCCAATAGAGTAGTAATATTTGACTCTAATATCAAGCACACTGGTGTTAGTTGCACCGATGAGAAGAGAAGGGTCGTAATTAATTTTAACGGAGAGTTACAATGACTGTATACTTTGATCCTCGTAAGGCAAAGAAACCTGTCGAGGAGATGACAGAGGATGAAAAGAATTATGAGATGGGCAAGCAAGCAATGACAGCAATAGCGAACTTGACAGTAGCACCTTTAGTGCTTATGCTAGTATGGAATGCATGTATACCTGGTATCTTTGCACTCCCAACCCTCACTTATTGGACTGCCCTAGGGTTATATGTAGTATCAAGGATATTATTTAATAAGAATGACTAAAGTATGTTTGGTCACGGTAACACCTGACGCTGAAAAAACTATAGGATACATCGCAAGAGTATCTAACCCTAACAATCAAGACAACCCAAAGGTTGCTGGTCTGTTAAAGTATTGCATAGAGCATGGACACTGGTCTATCTTTGAGCAAGCACACATGACATTGCAGATTGAAACTACTCGTGGTATTGCAGCACAGATACTAAGGCATCGTAGCTTCACATTCCAAGAGTTTAGTCAGAGATATGCAGACACTAACCTTCTTGACTCACCAGTGATACCTGAGTTGAGGAGACAAGACACCAAAAATAGACAGAATAGTATCGATGATATCCCAGAAACCGAGCGATCCTTTTTACAAGGCCGAATTAAACAGTACTTCGATGAAGGACAAGCCCTCTACAATGACTTACTTTCTAGCGGGGTTGCGAAAGAGTGTGCGAGATTTGTGCTCCCCTTGGCTACTCCTACTCGTATCTATATGTCTGGTTCTGTGAGATCATGGATGCATTACATACAGTTACGCACTGCTAACGGTACACAGAAGGAGCACATGGACATAGCAAACCTATGTCGTGACCACTTCATCTGCAACTTCCCAATCATTTCTAAGGCACTAGACTGGTGTCCTCAAGTAGAAGACGACTGTGACTGTCGCTACGATGGGTGGGATGACTTACAACCTTGTTTACGAATAGATTAATGCCAACATACCCTGTCATAAATAAAACTACAGGAGAGAAGAAAGAACTCTCCATGACGATGAAAGCCTACGATGACTGGCGAAAGGAAAATCCCGACTGGGATAAGGACTGGAGTCAAGGCACTGGAGGTATCACATACGGAGATCCGAAACAATCAGACGGATTTAAAGAGGTAATGAGTAAAGTCCAAGAGAAACACCCACGTGCTAACCTGTCAAGGTTTACTTAATTATGCCAGTAAAGAAAAAGAAGAATGGAAACGGTAACGGAAACGGTACCGTGTCAAGAGCAATGAAGAGGAAGCCACCCATCAACCTTGAGCATCTCAGGGTCATCGAACCTTTGACACCTAGTCAAGAAGATGTTTTTGATGCGTTCAAGAATGGCCAGAATTTAGTGCTACATGGATCAGCAGGTACTGGTAAGACATTTATCAGTCTCTACTTAGCATTACAGGCAGTATTGGAACCATCTTCACCATATGATAGAGTATATATTGTCAGGTCTCTAGTCCCTACAAGAGAGATCGGATTCCTACCAGGTGATGAGGAAGACAAGTCTAACCTATATCAGACACCATATAGAAATATGGTACGATACATGTTTAACATGCCTGATGAGGGAGCATTTAAAATATTGTATGACAACCTAAGAAACCAAGGGTCAATAGATTTTTGGTCTACTTCTTTCTTGCGTGGCATAACACTTGACAGAGCCATTATAATAGTAGATGAGTTCTCTAACCTAAACTTCCATGAGTTAGACAGTATTGTCACTCGTGTTGGTCAGGATAGTAGAATTATATTTTCTGGAGATTACACACAGTCTGACTTAGTTAAGTCTAATGAGAGGACTGGTGTGCTAGACTTTATGAAGATCACTCAGGCAATGGCTTCATTCACTTGCACTGAGTTTGGTATCAATGATATAGTGAGGTCTGGATTCATTCGGGACTACCTTATCTGCAAACATGAAATGGGATTTGCTTAATGTTTAATTATGTTGGTCCTGCTAAGCCTCTTGAGGAGGTTACTAGTAGGACTCTAGAGACTGGTCGTTTCTATAAAATTGATGACCAATGGATGCCAAGTATTACAACAGTGGTTGGCAACCAGAGTAAGCATGGTATACTAGCTTGGCAGAAGCGAGTAGGTTTTGCTGAAGCAGAGAAGGTCAGACGTGCTGCTGCATGGCGAGGCACTCAGTACCATAACTTAGTGGAGAAGTATCTAAAAAATGAACTGGAGGAAATTGAGGAGAGCAAGGGTCTTCCCACGTACCTTTTTAGGTCTGCTCGTGAGACTCTTAATCGTATTGGTAACATTCACGCTATTGAGGCCCCTCTTAATAGCCGCACTATGGGTGTTGCTGGCCGGGTCGATTGCATTGCTGAGTTTGATAATGAGCTTGCTATAATTGATTTCAAGACCACTAAGAGTCTTAAGAAACCAGAGCACCTAGAGAAATTCTTTGTGCAAGAGGCAGCGTATGCTTACATGTACTATGAATTGACTGGTGTAGAGGTGGACAAACTCGTGACACTATCTGTTGCTGAAGATGGAAGTGTGCAAGTTGAGCAAAAGTATGATAAGATACCTTATATCGATACACTTATCGATTGGAT